CCATGTTTAATGATTTCTCTATATTCATTAATCATTAATGACATTGTGCTATTTAATTCACTAAGTCCAGCACCAGTAACAAAAGAGTTAGGAGATTGAGAGTCATCAGTTACTGGGTAACCTCCAACCATTCTCAATTGTCTTTCTAATCTATCTACTTGTTGAAATAATTGATAAGGAACATTGTTCTGTGGTTTAGATACTTGAGTACCAGGAGCAAGATAGTTAATTGCAAATCTACCTTTTCTATATTGTCCTGATTCAAGTTCACCAGATATGTTAGTTTCAGTAAATACTGAATCTTCCATAGCTATTGCTGACATGATATTAATCTTTGCCATCATAGCCATCAAACCTATAACATGGTCATACTGACCTTTGAGTTCATCAAAAGATGTTCTCTTCATAAATACAAATGGAGGACTGCTTAAATAATTTGGTATGAAATCCAGAATCATTTTCTTTTCTGGGAATATTACATAAGTACCACCCATATCATAATATTCAATTATTCGTACACCCTGGCCTGTATTATCTTCCCAGGTATTATCTTTATCACTTTCATACTGTGTACCAACTTTTCCACCACCAGGACCATAAGCTGCTTCTGTAGCTTCACTCTCATCGGGATTTAAAATCTCTTTTGCAAATTCAGGATATAGNTGAGCAAGTTTAGACCTAGGTACTCTTCTCAATACAGCTAATTCTCTTGGTTCTTGATTAGGCCCAAAGTTTCCTGGGAATGTATCAAAAGGGTCACGGAGTTCTGCTGTAGGATATATATAACCATTTTTATCAGTTCTTGTTGTTATAATCCAAGCACAGTATCCGTAACCAGGTAACCATCTAGCTGCCTGACTTAATTGTAAATTTAAATTTTGTTTCTCATCATAAGAAGTAACAATTCTTTCTAGCTTCTCTGCTCTTACCTTTGCTCTGTCAGAACTATTATGATTTAATATATCTACTCTTACTTGAGGTATTCCTGAAATCTTTTGAGCTAATCTATCTATACCAGATTGAAGCATGTTAGGAGCTGGTAAAAGGTCGACATCTGAAGTTTCCATTTTATTACCTAGTAATGCTTTCATACCATCAGCACCACCATTTAAAATAGCTTTAATTCTAGCCTTCTGTACTTGTCTATGCTTAGAAGGTTTACCTACTACTAATTGTGTAGCGTTATCAACTATTTCTTTATAGTTCTTAAGACCTAAATTTTCTATCCCCATGGTGCCTCATTATAGTCGGTTCTATCAAAGTCTGTGAAACTTGCGTTATAATCTAATCCCATTGTCGCTAACTGCTCTTTGTTCATTCTTCTAAATACCTTCATTGGAAACCATCCTGCCATAACAATATCTGTCTTTTCTTTATTCCTAGTAGTTACAGGCTTTCCATCAAAGTATAATAATTGTTGTCTATAAGCATTAACTTTAGCAAGACTTTCAGAATTTCCTGTCGGTAAAAATATTTTTTGATTTTCAAATAATCCAGCCATAGAACCTACACCATACATAGGGTCATGTTTATTTTTTCCAGTAACATGTCCTTGCATAGTAATACCACTTCTTAAAACAAATTCTTTTATTTTATCATCTTGTCTAATAGCAGATTGAAAACCATTCTCTTCAATAATCCAATGTTGTAAATCATATTTATGAAACCAGTCAGACATAATCTGTAGAGCATGTTTAACTCCTCCACCTTGTCTATTTTCAATATCTATAAGATATAGTTCTCCTCTATAAGCATTTATTCCCCATAGAACAGCAGCTTGATATCCAGAAGAAGCAGGGTCAAGTCCAGCAACTAAATGTAAGTTACCTGGTACCTGCCCTAAAACAAAGTCAGGTCTCATACATTGGTCAATCATATTCATAGTAAAGATTTGTGTACCTTCTACATATGCCTGGTTGTAATAAACCATTTCGTATATCTGTCTACCACCAGTAGTCTCTGCAGCTTGCATACGTGACATCAACCATTTGTGTGTTCTCTTACTTGGCCATAACATACAGCTTTTATGTTCATCAGTTAAATGGTCAGGTATATTACAATCTATACTGTGTGCTGTTTCAACTATTGTTGTAAAACTATCATTAGAAAGTAAGTGGTGATATAAATCATCAGAGTGTTGTCTTGAACCTATTACTACAACAGCAGTATGTTCTTCTTTTCTTGAAGAAAGAGTTGTTGTCCACCACTGTCTGGTATTTTCTCTAGCACCAGGTTGCATTGTTGTCTGGTGGTCCTCAATGTCATCTGCAATTATTAAGTCACAGTCTCTTGAAAGTATCTTTCCACCTTTACCTACAGCAACCATTGTTGGAGATTTAATACCTGGTACTGTTCTTGTACCTACAGTAAATTGATTCTGTGACCAATTCTTTCCCGACCTATTGTCAGGTTTAAAGTTTTTACCTGGAGGACAAAAGTCTTCTCTAAGTCTTTCATTCTCATCTAGATGGTCTAACACAGAGCTCACAGCNTTCTTAGCTATGTCTTCGTTTCCACCTACCCACATGATTCTTATGTTAGGGTTCTTCATTATCTGGTAGACAGCGAAGTGTATTAATAGTTCTGTCTTGCCATGCCTAGGTGGACTTAATATTAAAAGCTCTTTACCGTTAGCTATAGAGTCATTAATATTATTTATCCAATTCATATGAAAGTCAGCAGTCTCATACTTTTCCCCCGTTTCTGTAGCAAAATATTTGTTGCGGAAGCTAGAAAAATTTTCTAAATCATTAATTGATTCTTCAGTTACTTCCCAACCTTCTGCTTTTATCTCTGTAGTTCTGTCTATCTTGTATGCAGCGAGCATACGTGATACGGTTGCTGACGTACATTCAAGCTGTGAGGCCACGTCCATTGTGGTTATCTCTCCTGTAGCTAAAGGTTCTGCCCATCTCTCTCTAAATTCATCATAGTATCTACCTCTACGTATAGAAGCATAGTTCCCTTCTTCTGATTTAAATTCCTGATTTATAGGTTTAGTTGGTAATTCTTTACCGTCTCTCTTCTTTTGAGCCCAGGTTCTCTTATTACATTGCTCAGAACAGAACTTACGTTGCTTACCTTTAAGCCAGTTCTTACATCCTTTCGCTTGACATACTATTCTTGCCATAAATCTACCTCTCTGTAGATGGTTGCGTAGATTTAATTATATGCTATATTGATAATAATTACAAACATTGAGAAGGATTTAAGTTACAAGTGAAGGTGCCATCGGGAGGCAGAAAGTTCGGGATACGGAAGTATACAGTAGAAACACAAACCGAATACTCAAGGACTTAGTAAGACTGATTAATCAAATAAACCTTATATTATAGGCCCGCCCCTACCCAAGAACACCATACAGAATTACCAACATATTTTTTTCTACATACATAGTATCTAACGAATGGCCAGATTGACATGTGTAGGTCTAACATTGTATCAGCTAACCCATTCTAACGACACTTGAATGCTAACGCATTCTAATTCATCATTCTCTGTTGTGATATAAAGTAATATGTTCCATCTTGCTTACATACTTTCTATTAATTATGTAGGTAGGTAGAATTAGAAACCTAACAGTTTCTTTAACTTTATTCTCTACAGTAATCTAACTAAGGAGATACTATGCCTAAAGAGATAATCTACCAAGTCTATAGTTGTACTAAATGTAAAGCTACAGACTTGCCAAAATATGATATGCATTGTGTAATTGAAGACGGTAGTTGGTTATCAGACGCCCAAAAAGAGCGTTGTGCAGACCTTCCATCGCCTTTCAATATGAAAGCACCAGGTAATAAACTCGTAACCGAGTATTGCAACTCATGTGCTAGAAAAGAATTAGTAGCAACTGAAAGGTAATGCAAGTTAGGTAGGGGAGTGTAACAATTCCCCTATCTTTAAGCCTGCATTTGGGGGAATATTTAGAATAAAAGTGAGAAGAAGTAATCTAACGATTACTCATTAATCATTCTCTATAGTAATAAGAAAGGTAAAAATGAATAATTTATTAAAACTAGCATGGATAATTATTATATTTACTGCTATGAATTTGTACTACTTAAATAACTAATAGCTTTCACTTCAGTTGCACTCTGAGCTTGAAAGGAGTTTTAAAGCGAGTGAAGTGAGAGGTATTATATATAGAAAGGAAACATATGAGTGTAAAAACTAAATGTACAGTATGTAAAACCAATGAACTACCAATGGCAGGACTAACATTTTGTAATCCATGTTATGAATACAGAATGACTACCAAATGGTGGTTAGATAAGGAAGAGAAGAATAGTTAAAATAAGAAACCTAACGGTTTCTCTTAATCTATTCTCTATTGTAATAAGTATAATTTATTTATGAAAGGATAAAAAATGAATAAACTACTTAAAAACTATCAAGGCGATATGAGCGTAATTAACAAATTCGTACATATCGGAGTACTAACTACAGTAACTGAAGACGGACAACCTAGAACAGGTGTATCAGACGCAGGAACACCTTGGATTAACGGACTTAACTTTATTAAGGACGGAACTGAGGGAAAGAAAGCATCATTTATAGCTAGTGCATTTGATGATGTAGCTGTTGAAATAGCAGAAGCATTAAAAGAACAACCTATTAATGAAGACTATAAAGCACCATTTATGAGAATACAAGTAGGTGGTAGAATTGAAAGAAATACTTGGACAGACCCAGAGAGCGGGGAAGTTAAGTATGATAACAGACTAATTATAACAGATGTTTGGAATGCACCAGTTAAAGATGACACTGTGTATGTATATCCAAGTAATGAAAATAACCCTAGTTAGATAATAAAAGATAGAACAGTTGGAGCAGTAATGTTCCAGCTGTTTCTAGCTTTTTTTTTAACCTTCGATGTCGCTAACGCGACAATAATAAAGGAAGTAAATGGTATAAAATCTCTTAAAATAAAAGGGAGATTGCGTTGCCCCTGAATGAAAAAGGGAGACGAAGATTAGCTATCTATTAGTAAGAGTTAAGAACTAGCCCTGTTGCTTAACCACTGAAAGTAGGTAGCTTGTAGCACATAATCGAACCGAAGGGAGTGAAGAAACTGCTTCGTCAATGGAAGGCTGGTGTCCCCATTGTATATTTTATTAGTACTTTAAAGAATATAAACACAGTAGGTTCAAAGTAACCCTAAGTTTGTCTTAGGGGGTAGGTAATATGACGATATTGCTGGTTGTGTGTTACAAGCTATCTATTAAGGAGGATAAATGGCACAAATGAAAGCTATACAATTGGAGTATCAAGAAATGCTTGACCAATTAACAATAGCAC